AAATATGATTATTCGTAAAAGGATAAACTTCAATGCCGTTTAATGGATGACCATTGTAATAGATTTCTCGCCATTTAAAACGGCACGTACCATCATTCGACAATTTAGCATAAAAAGGTATTGCACTTCCCTTGACGAAAAATTTTATCTGATAAAAATTCTTCTTGCCGACATATTCAGCAATTGAATCATTAAATTCCACCGCCAATATTCTTGTCGATAAAATACCTTTAACTTTTCCCTCAAAATAAATGTCGTTTATCGCATCATACAGATAACAATAATCATTTATTTCATTATAGAATTTTTCAGATAAATATACCGTATAAATATTAGCACTTTCACCACTTTCAATCAATCTCAACGTATAAAAAGACGGATAAATTTCTGAAATTTCATCCGAAAATTCTTTAAGTTTTATTTCAGTATGCGGATGATAGCAATATCCTTCATAATGAGGTACCGTTTCTACGGTTAATAATGCAAAATTTTTCTCATCATTACCTGATTCATATCCATAATCTAAATTATCATATACGATTGTATTGTAAGTATAAGCACTAAAGTATCCATAAGTAGTATAATCACCGTTGATTTCTCGCTGTAAAGTATTAAAACGATAATATATATCTTGTATTGGAGTTTCTATTAAATTTGTCTTATCATAAGAGCATAAATCGCCATAGAAGAAATTATCACCATCATATATTTTCTCATTGTTATAATAGACAGAATTGTATTCTATTTCATTATTACTGATGAATGGGGTCTCCTCTCCATCTTCAACGATTAAATTTTCTCTATTGTTTATTTGTGAAATATCAAGTCCTTCAATTTCGTTTTTAGTATTCTTAATACTATAAATGTTTTTAAATTCATGATTTGGAAGGCTGCTTGGCGATAATTTAAATGCTGCCGTATTTGCGCCAAAGCAATGCGAATATTCAATAGTTGATGACGAATAGCAAGGTACTGACTTATGATAACCATACCATTCACGATATCCAGCATTATTTTTTATCGTAGTAAAATATAATGAAGATAAAGGACGATTTAGATTATCTCTTAAACCTTTTACATTAATTGTATCTGAAAAAACAATTTCAGTAACATCGTCATTATAAACATTTCTCGCAAAGCCTAACTGCCCAATATGACTTTCGAATTCTTCTTCTTTTGTATCATATCGGCTAATTAAATCCTCATCCAATTCATCGAAATTAGGCTTTTTATCAGCAAAACGCCAATTTGGGACACGTCTAAAAATCCTGACATAATATTCCAACTCATCATTGCCGACAATCTTTTTAAACGACAAATCTGAATATTCATCGTTTACATTCACTTTTCCATTAACATTATAATAATATTTTCCCGTCTCTGCTTTCAAATACTTAGTATCATTTTCAACACTAATATATTCAACGCCATCTTCTTTGAAAGAATTACTAATTAAATCATCTGAAGTCAGCACATGCCATTTTGGAGAAAAATCAATATTACTTTTATAAATTTCAAAAGTATAGTCATCGACAATATTTTCAACCCTAATCCCATTTGAAATTAAAACAGTTCCATTATCAGTTTCATTATATAAATTAATCTTATCATTAACGGTTAATCCATGCTTTGATACGCTATACATTCTGATGTAATCATTCGATAGTTTATCGTCATAAAACATTAACTTTAATGAGCCAATTTCTTGATTAATAAAAGAAACGCTAGTCGTTGATGAAAATGGATAAGTAACGCAATAATTCCAATTTTTTTCATTTCGGTTACGATATTTATTAAATTTCGGCGCGAAAGAGAATAAGTCACGTTCAGGATATAAATCAATATGTTTACAACCTTTTTCTGAATTAATTGTATGATTGAAATGACATATCTCGCCATTTTTGTCGTAAATATTCATACTTGACGGATTTACAAACCCGAACCATCCATTGTCTTCCGAAAGATTATTTAAAATAGAATCTTCAAGCGACATTATATCATCATATTGATAAAGATTCATTTTAACTGATTCATCATTGGTTTGCTTAATATAATCACCGACAATTTGAGTATCACCGCTTGAATTTTTATACTCTCTCATTTTGTCCCTAATCGTATTAAAATTATCCGTATTTACAGCATCCAAACTAGAATATTTGGGAACCACGGTTTTAAACGTCCTATTTCGTAAAAGGTGATTTGCAAAAATATTTTCTCCACAATGATAACAAACACCGTCTAAATTAGACAATTGAGTATCATCTATAATATCAACAATATCAATACTATCACGTCCAATTAATTCACCACTTGAATAAAAATTAAAATTTTCCAAACTAGTATTGCCAGTAACCGTTTTAACATTATTTGCGCCCTCATATCTAACAACCTCCGTTATTTGGTTATACAATACATTAGATGCAATAGTAGATAATGACAATATTAAACGAATATTGTCACAATTTTCTCTTTCTTTATTATATACTTCTAATTCATTCAAAATTGAATTATTACCGAAAGGTGATGTTAGCCTTTGACCATTTTTTAAAATCAAAGGCATAACAACACTTTTATTTTCGGAATTTTTAGATTTTCGACTATTTAATAAATTATCCATTTAAATTAACGTTTATCCTTATCCTTGATTAACTGGTTTCCTAGTTGTTATATACTCAAATTCATCATCTTCGTTCATATACATCATACCATTTTTTAGAACAACACCAAAACTACATCCAAGTCCAGCGTAATCTGTGCTATTCCCATTATATTCTATTGGTAAAGTTAACTCCTCTAAATCATAATTAAAATTAAATATAAAATCGCAAGCATAATTTGATTTGTATTCAATAGTTTCATTATCTACTGTTTTCCTTTCTATTACTACTGGCTCAAATTCAGGTATATTAACATCAGCAGTCTTTATCTCACTGTTTGCAGTATCGTAATAATAAGAAGTTATTTGATAAGCCGTCTCAACAGTAGTACTAGTCGTAGTAGTGCCACTAATACTTTCGAATGGTTTAACTTCAATACTTTTAGCATACTTGTCACTAGCATTTTCACCTTTAATAATACCATATTTAATGTAATCATAATAAACCGATTGATTAAATCTATCCCAATTATTATTATTATTCATACCATACAGTATGGTGTGAACTCGAAAAACCGCAATACACGGACATGTAGCAAATCTATCGTTAACATCTTCACCATGAAAGATATTATCATATAAACGGTGATGGTTTGCATAAACCAATTCAATAGCAAATGGGCGCAAATCAATGTAAGTCTTTTCAAGACCGACAATTCTTCTGCAACTTGAATTTTCTGTATTTAAATAATAAGAAATGTTATACAAACTAAGAAATTTTTTTCCTTTCGCGATTCCAACTGAATCATCATAAGCTGCGTCTGACAATGCCGAATCATCTTCAATAACATTATCTTCATTGACAACGCAATTTTTAAGCATTGTAAGATTAGAAATAGGATACCATCTTAAATAAGATTGGTTATTAAATTTAGTACTTTCGATACGACGTACATATCCATCATTTGTATGAGTTTTTTCTCGGCTAACATAATCATAACCATTAGTATTTTTATTTAACCATTTAAAAATTTCATCTGGGTAAAATTCACTTGTCATTATATCATTGACTGACGATGTGAGACCAGTGCCAACATCATAAGTATAAGCGCTAGCAGCGACAATCTGTGGTAAAAATGGTATTATTTTGCCATTGTATTCAAAATCTTCTTCTTTACTGATTGCAAAACATTGGCTATCCACACGAAGTCCTCTTTTTAAGTCGCAAATATAATATGCACCGTCATCTGTCAAAGTTTCACCGTTAAAAAATAATATTCCGCTAAATCCTTTACCAAAATTGGTATCGGTTACATATTTATTGAATTTCCATGTTCCTAGAGAAAATGACAAATCTAATGAATCGCCTTCTTCAGCAAACATCTTATATTCAATTTTGTCATCACCGTTAATTTCTTCTGTAATTTCAGATGGTAAACGATAACCTTGAACCGACAAACCAATCGTAGATGTTGAATCATCATCAATCATAATGTCATCGACTATAAAAAAACAGTTATCTTTTTCTGACGTTGCGCCTGAACATAAATCATGATTATTATTATCCTTATAATAATAATAATAATTACATTTTTTCGCAATAAAACTTTGGTCATTTTCTGTACTTGAACTTGATATTGGTTCAGGTCCTTCAATATCTTTTAAAGAATATGTATTTTTACCAAGTTTTAAATCAAATTTATATGATTTCCGTCTTCCTTTGCTTGGGTTATATATTATTTCTCTTTGGCTATCAATATCTTGATTATCACAATAATATGCGTATTCAGTCTCAAATGACTCATTTGCATTGTCAAGTTTGGTCAACAAATTTTTATTATCATCGACAGCAAGAAAGCCATGATTGCTAATTTCACCATAGATAACACCTCTTCGCATAAATTTGTCAATTGTAGAATTGCTAGAAAAAGCCTTAATACAGTTCTTTTTCTTAGAAACTGGAAATTCAATGAACAAATCACATCCGATTCTCTTATCGATAAAAGAATGCTTTAAAAATTTATCTGCGTCTTCTTTAATAGTTGTATTTGGTTTCAGAGTAGTTTTTAAATTACAATATCTATCCTTATTATCACCTGGAACAATTACTTTTGCCAAATAAGGATATGATACAAACGGTTTATTTAAACGGCAAGTATTTGTATTAATACCACCATTGTTATCAAACATTCCAATTAAATTATAATCAAAGCAATCTCCCAAAATAGTAGAAATAGCACTAGCACTCATTTGGTTAAGAACCAAATTTTCATCAGAATAATCATAACGTGATGTATAAGCGTTTAATGGCTTATTATAATGCCCATATCCAGCATTTACCATATTTGGGTAATTTGGTATATTAGTAAACGAATTAGAATTGAATGAAATATAACTATTACCGATTTTTTCGCCATCGTAATCTTCATCTTCAGTCAATGAATAATTTAAATTAATTGTTTCATACAGATATGGAGAACGTCCACCCATTAAACTAAAAGAAGCACCACTTTCTTCAATTTCATAAGAATAAAGCCCATAAATCGTAGAAAGCATTAAATTTAATCGGTATTTTACAATATCTTGATTAAGTTCTAAATTAAATGCTTGTCTAGCCTCTTCATCGGCATCAGGGTCATCATTAGGGTCTTCAACAGTTATATCCAATATTTTTTTCCAAGTAGTCCTATCTAAATTATTAGTTTTATAAATACGTGAATTCGGGTCATTTAATAGATAACATACGTTAGGTACTATATTTGTTCCTGTCGTCACGCTAGTAAAACCATCTAATCCACTAAATAAAATTTTGTCATCTAACAATTCCAACGGATAATCGTTAAAAGTGATTTTTGTCTCACTACCATTCACAATTGGGATAGTGATTTCACCTAAATCAATGTCTCCATCGCATTCCATTTTAAAATTAAAAAGATATTGATGAGGCTTAGTAAAGGCAAAAACTAGTTCATCGTCTTTGGTATCATCATCAGTATCATTTATATCAATGTATACTCCTTTTTCAACAATTTCTGGTGTCGCGCTTGAACATAAGTAGATTTCATGTTCCGCTAAACCATCCAAAACTGATAATGTTATTTTTACGTCAACATCGTTAGTGCCATCATTAAGTTTAAGTTTGTAATATTTTATCGGAGTGTCTATCGCCATAGTTGCCTCAACAAAATTTTCATTTGTTTCAACAATGCTTTTAGGGTAATATTTTATTGTATCGATTTCAAAAGAATTAAAATAAATATGTCCTGCATTTTTGTTCGTACAATTACAGATTACGTCATTATCTTCTATCTCGTTTATATCTACGCCTAAATTTGAGAAATTATAAGTTATTATAGTCTCATTATCTTTAATTGTAAATTCTTGTTCGTCTTCAATGCCTTGCGAATCAGTAACTTTAATCGTATAATCACCGCTATCCCAATATCGGTATTCATCATCATCAGTCTTAACATAGTCTTTATTACCATTAAGTTGCATACGTCCATCAAATATAGATGGATGATTTAAATCATATCCAAAGTAAAGTTCATTCGTATACATATTATTTTCAGTGAAGAGTTCAGTGCCATCACTATCATAAATTGTATATGAATATGGTTTTCTAATACTTTCAATTTTTGCGATTACCGCACCATAACTACCATTATTTCGTTTACAGATGCTACCATTTTTTGTATTAGTGATTGTTAAATAAAAATTAAATTTGTTATTATTAAAACATTCTGAATAAAATAATTTATGGAATTTATCGATGGCAGTTCTACCTTCATTCAAACCAAAATAAAAATAGAATGAATTATTAAACAAAGGGAAACGGCTATTATAGAAAAACCAATCGTCTGTTCCAAAACCGCCTAATCTAAAATTGTCATAACTCCTGTTTGCTTTATCATAAGTCTTAATTGGCAAGCCATTTGAATAAGACGCAGCCTTTCCTCCCAAAAAACCATCAAAGTTTGTTGGGTACAAATATGACAATTTATAATTATCATAGCCGTAAGCATCATTATGTATCATAGTAGTAAAGCCTTGATGATTCATAGATGCGAACATTGCTCGTGAATCATTATCATCAATTTCATACTGTGTAATCATTCCGTCGGCTGGATAAACAACTGTCTCAAAATCATTGTTATTAGGGAATTGCTTTTCGTTATATGAATCCATTGAAACACCTAATTCAGACAATCTAGCAAGGTTCACACAAGTTTTAGTCAACGTACTTACTTTTGTACATGACAAATCAAAGAACAATCCCGAACGATAGCCATTTTTCTTTCCATTTTTGCCCCAATCCATACCAGTTGTAATGATAGTTCCTTCTTCACTTACATCAACGCTTTGTCCGTCTGTATAGTCTTCAATTTCCACATCTGTTTTATCGGCAACTGTTTCAGTAACTGAAACGATAAACGGAATATTCGCTGTAGACGAAGGCAAGTTAGCAAATAATTTTGGCAAGCCATAAGGGTTGCAATCATTTAAATTTCCAAGCAATACAATATCGGTTGCATATAAGCGAACAAATTTAGCCTTACCATCTAATGCTTCATAATTAGCCGTCAAAATATTGCCTGGGGTATAATAATAGATATTTGCCCCATCACGATTAGTTGTTTCTTTAATCAGTCCATATTTTAATCCAATTAAAGTAAATTTATCATTTGCGTTCGATACTTCAACATCCTTATTCGTATAAGTCTCCGTGTTGACTTGTAAAGCGCAACTTTGCGCCAATCGTAAATCTGGGAAGCCAACAGAGCAACTACAATATTGATTTTTTGCTTTTTTATGGAACAAGCCAAAGAAATAACTCTTTTTTCTCGTCTTTCTCCAATACCATAATGGGAAATATAGACAACCGTTAAGCCAATCATTATAAAAGTCAAAATTAGCCATATCATTGGCTAAAGCCAATTGCTGTTGGATATTATCAACAAGAGCACCCGAATTACTTGAACTTTCCTCGCAGCCACTATTAGACTTATTAACAGCGGCATTTTTGTTACAGCCTGGAAAATAGCAAGTTTCAACGCCTGTTGATAAATTTATCGAACGTATACGGATACATTTAAGCCAAGGAGCATGTTTAAATGGATGCCAAGAAAAGAAACGGTTGCTAAAACCAAAATCGACAATAAAAAACGCAATGATTTGGTTTAAAATATTAATAATCGAAATAACAATCTCAGCAAGTAAACATACCACACGATAATTACCATTCAAGGTAAATTGAGCATGGTTGAATGGGAATGGATTTGAATTGGTTGAAAGACCACTTGATTTCAAAGCATTATAATTTAATGAAGATTGGCTATGAGATGCTTGCGTTCTTGGTATATATGATTTAACGGTATAAACGTTATTCCAAAATAAATCTCTAAAATCTTCATCCAAAGTATTTGAGCCAAAATTGAAATGCTTATTGTAATCTCGTCCCGACTCAACATGAGGCCATAATCTGGCATCACTATCGGCATATGGATTTTTAACCAATTTAGGGTTATTAGGCACTAAAAATTTTGCTCGATGACGAGAAAAACCTTCGTTATCAGTTTCAATAACACTAAAACGGAAACGAACTGACGTTCTTGTAGGGATACCCTTACTTGAATCTTTTGTCGGTACAATATTACCATACTCATCAGTTCCAACATAGTCCAAGTTCATCGGGATTTGATAGCACCATACGCCATCGCCATCAATCAACTGATTTCCATTAATCTGATATTCCTCAACAAATCCGTCTGGAGTCTTTCGTATCATTTCAACAGTACCTTCGGCAGTAACCAAATTAGTTGATTTTCCTGCTGCTCTCGTTGAACGGCATTTATGGTTAATGTTATTAGAATAATCATCAGTTACCATAGAACCCATAAATATGCAAGTTGGCTCAAACTTATACTGTATCTGCATATCACATCGGGTAATTGCGATTTTTTCTGCATCTGAATCGCCCCAAAATGGATATACATATATTGACTTGTCTTGACTGATAATTTGAGTCAAATTGTCAAGATTCGTTGATTCTTTGAATTGTTCGGCATTGTCAAACTGTTCGATATTATATCCTTTATTGAAAAAATCTCTTGGCTTTTGAGATAAAATACCACAATCTGACAAATCCAAATCAGTATGGACGATAGTCATACCTGTTGTAACGCCATATAGCATAAAATCACCATTGTTATTTGAAACTGTAGAATATTTATAATATTTGTCAAAAATTTCAATTTCTGAGTCATTATCTAAGACAAAACGTTTTGAAGGAAAAGTACCGACTGCTCGATGGCAATCATCTTTAGCCTCACTCGGTAAAAGATTATACCGTATATTATTTCCATCCTTATCTGATGTACTCTCATAACTATACAAACTTTTCAATTCATTCAAGACAGTATCTTCATTGTCGAAAGGTATAAACACAGAAATCTTGGCATTTGGAATACCAAACGCATCATTTGCCAATACTCGTCCGACGATAACTCCATAATTTGCCGTATGCAAACGGTACATTTCACTTTGAGTAAGATTAAGAGTTAATATATCGAAAGTATCATAATCTTGCGTAAGGTTAACATTTACCACGCAATCTTTTGAAATATTAGTATTTATTCTAAAGTTTTTTTCAGCCATAAATTATTTTATATAAACATTCTTAGGTAATTTAACACTTCCATTCACAAAATAACTAATTAATATGTATACGACAATAAACGGTGTCAGCACCATTATTGCAACACAAAAAAAGATTTTAGTGAAAAAATTCAAAACACTATTCTTCAAACGATACAAAAGCAAATTAAATTTGCCTTTGATATGTTTTTCTTCATTCAATTCAGGAAATTTCTCTTGTAATTCCTTCGCTTTCTTACATGCACAACTCATTTTTAATAACTATTTTAATTTATACTTTATCTGAATATCTCTTTCTGGATTTAATATTTCAAACATTGAATTATATGTGTTATACAGAACGTTATCCGTCTGGTTCAAATCAATCTGATAAATATCGCTGCCATCAGGAGTATTGTACAAATAAGTTTGTGGATTTGTTCCGCAATATTCATTTGTTTCAATATATTCTGGCATAAATGATTTATTTGAAGAATACATACCATTATATATATTATACGCTCTAAGATTAATTGTAGCGATAACTCCATCAATTTCATTTATCTCTTTCAACATATCGCCAATGAATATGTCTTCTCCCATATCATGTTTGGAAATATCCATATAACTTTTAACGGTGTTAATGACATTAGTAATGACCGTTGAAGGAGTATAGTTTTTGTTGATGAACAAATCAATTTCAAAGCCGACATTATAGATTAAACCACTTCGTAATTCAACATAATCAGTCAAAGATTTATAATGCGAAAGGTAATTTGTTATATTATTAACCAAAATCGATGGCAACAATGATTGAAGTTTACCGTCACCATTCACATTTAACAATGACAAAACTATTTTATTATTTTCTTCAATCGCATTGCATCGGAATGGGCATCCGTATCTTGACGGCATATCCATTACCTTGCTTTTATAGTCAGTAAGAGTGACACAACGATTTTTACTACCCGAAGCATATTTGATATAATTCTTCAACTCTTCAGTTGACATCATGTCTTTTCCTGCGATGGACGGCATTTTATTAACAACTTCGAGTGATTTAATGACAGAATTCTTTACACTTTGGTCTGTTGCTTTAATTGACAAAAAGTCACAATTTGAAGTAATCACATTATTAATTGCGCCTGCGTTCAAATTGCTTCTAACACCGCCATCAACACGATACATAACGAACATTTTCCACCCTATTTTAGGCAAGACACCCAACTGTGAATTGTTTACCATTTTTGATAAAATATATTGGGCGTATTGAGTATTTCCGCTTGAAGGGGCATCATAAGTATCGGTGCCACCGCCAAAAGTGATTTTCAAAAAACCATTTTCATCATATTCAGTAATATATTTTTGGCTAAGACCTTTCCAAACGCCTTTATAATACCTTGTCGTTTTTGTGTTGCCATTTTCACTTGTCTCAGTATAATCTTCATATAAAGTAGGATTCAATTCATCCGCAATATAGTAATCATTAAACTTGGTATCTTCTTGATTAGGGTTATAATTAATTATACCATAACGTGTTTCAGAGCCAAAGCGATATTGGTCGGATAAAGAATCCGTTTCAAAAAAGCGATAAGTCATTAATGATTGATTAGGCACCATGAACACTTCTTCATCAACAAAAAATTCAGAATATGATGGCGTACCTTGAAAACTTGAACTTTCTTTAAAAATAATTGAATCAACACCCAAAACATTCTGTTCTGGTAATGTTACTGAAAAGAATGGCTCAATATCATTTTCAGTAATTGACTTAGAATAAATTTTAGTCACGCCAGCCGACACAATAGTTGTCTTTGAAACAATATAAGAATTGATTTGACCGTTAGAATTACGCTTTGCTGTATATGTACGGTTCGAAATACCATCGTTATTGAACTGTTCAGCAAAATTAACATCTTCAGTCAATTCGAATTTATAAGTACTATTACCAACAACGCTGCCTCGTTTTACGATTGGTGCATAATTCCAATCTGGGATACTTATATTAGTCGTATCGCAAGGAAGCGTACAAGAAAGAGTAACTTCACATACGGCTGCTTTAGGACCTGGGATTTTAATATTATTTAACTTAGCAACATTCACAATAGAAGATTTCAATGAAGCACTGTCTATTTGTGTTTCATTGAAAACTCTGTCAGTATGATAAGACAAATCATCACCAACCGCACTAACAAGGTCAATTATCCAAGAACCGACTGAATTATCATCAAAATTATCATTAAGTTCTGGATAGAATTCTTTGCTTAACCGTTTTAATTCGGCTTTTATTGATTCAAAATCTCTCGCATTATAATTGATTTTCTTAGTACTCATATTCCGTTATATTTTAACTATAAATGTATCATTATTTGAAGTAATACCATCATTCACGCTGTAATCAACTTTCACGTACACCGTATTTGTATCAAAACTCTCAACTTCTATGTTTGTGATAGTTACATTGTTTAAATATTTATGTACGCACTCAACGCATTCATTTTTTACTTCAGTCAAAGTCGTATTATCATCAGGGGCAAAAATGAATTTAATTAAATTCGTGCCAAATTCGGGGTCTCTTATTTTTTGTCCTTTTGGAGTCAATATAAGATGGGTTATTACACTACGTGCTTTATCTTTTTGGGTTTTATTGCTATCAAAAAAGGAATTTTCGTCGCTTTCTGTTTTGAATGGAAAAGCAATCCCATAATATTGTGTTTTACTCATTTTATATTTTTTATTATAAATATATCATACATAAATTATAGCGTTTTTTTTAAAAATATAAAGGCTATAAAACGATAAAATGCAATCATTTTTTGACTGCATTTTATCGTTAATCAAGTTCAGAATATATATCTGATGCCCTAAACGCTTTCACTAAGATTTCTTTTACTTTATTTGGATTCAAATTCTGAAGAAGTTCTTCCATTTCATCCCCAATTATGTTTGCAATACTGACAGCAACGATTTCGTCAAAATTGTTGGCGTTTTTATTTTTCAAATGCATAATCGCATTGTCAATTTCAATTGTATGCTGTTGATAAAAAGAATTAAACAGTTTAACGATTTTTCTTAAAACATTATCATTCTTAGTATAATCATCAATTGCTTCAGTAATAATTGTTCGGATTATTCTTTTGTCAAATCTCATATCCTAATTAACTTTTATTCTTTAAGGTATCAATTACATTATTTTTTGACAATAATTCAACATCTGTCGGTACAATATCATAAAACATATTACCAAGTTGAACCATATTTTTAGTTTTCTTATCGATTGCATCATATAGCAAATCACTAGTACGAGTCTTCTTTTTCGGAGTTTCTTCTTCTATTGGTGCAGGAACTAAATCAGCCATCTTTATAAAAAAATTATTTATTATTTTAAATTAATCAAATACAAATGCTGACCAACCGCAACTAAAGCATGAGTATTTACATTACCATAAGTGTCGATATTATTATGTATCATTCGGTAAATATTGAGATAATCATTAATTGTTCTTGGCAAACCACAATTTAAGTCTTTAATATCATATCGTCCCCTTATATTGGCAAGACGATAGCCGCCTTGATTATTCGGAACCAAATGACGGACAACTTCTTGACGCAATCTTGGATTATTACCATTCATCAGCATTTGACCGATTTCTTCAGATGCGGCTTGCTTTAAATTAGTAAAGTTAAGTTGATTAAGACCGTCACGGTTTTTCATAACATATTCAGAAGACGGTTTTTCGATATTGCGATTGCCATTATGAATGGTAGGATTGGTAGCATTTGCATGACCACTACCGAACATCGTCGAAGCTGCGATACCAGCGGCACCAAGAAGATTTGACAATCGTCCTTCATCTTCTTCATTTTCGCAAAGATATCTTCTATCCAACATTTCATTCAACACTTCATCTACAGTCTGTCTAATAATTCTTTTTTGATGTTCGTTTATCATTGTATATATTATTTTTTTACTTATTTAATTTCATCATTCTATTATAAATATTATTAAACTCCTCATTTAGTAGATTTTGAGTCGTTTTTAAAATATGTTTATTTTCTAAGATGAAACCATTCGAAATCAATAAATTGACTATTCTTTTACTTTCATTTATTGAATAATTTTTAGATAAAACTGAATATAAATCTTGAATTAAACGATAATATGAATAGGCATCTTTTGAACTAAGATTCATATCCGAATTTGAACGCCAATATTGAGTTCCGATTGAGTTTGGCAAATGCAGCAAGGAAGCCAATGACCCGACAATTGAACTTGCATGAGATTGTATGTCATATTCGTCAATATTAGGGTTATATTTGGTTATTAATCCAGCAACAGTATTAAATAACGCCTTACCAAATTGTTTAACGTCTGTGTTATCAGAGTCAATCAAAGTCATCATATTATTCGACTTGCAAAAATTAAACAGATTGGAACTTAATGTCTGAATACTTTGTTCTGGTAATTCCATTGGTGCTTTTTCAATGCCATTTTGACTTAAATAAGCATCTTCAAATTTTTGTGCAGCCGTATTTAATTCAGCAGTAATATTACTACTCAGACCCATTTCTTTGACAAATAAATCTTCTTTACCTTCGATTACATAAGTATCAGTAAGGTCATAGCCTTTTCCATTAAAATAATCCCTTTTACCGCCTTTTAATTTCTGTGCTTGATAATATGCTGCATTATTGATTTGCGAGCCTAATTTCGCTGCCATATCGCCCGACACGAAGCCATTATCAGCAGCAGCCTTATCTACAGTTTTTTTGTCAACGCCTACATTTCTTGGGCAACGGTAATAAATAGGTTCAGCATCATCTTTTACAAGACGGTTAAATTTTCTCCATTGCATTTCGCTTGTTACATAAACAGCATCTGGTTTTTGTGACAAAATTTCCAAAATATTACTTTTTGATAATTGTGTACCAAAACGGAAATAATGTTCATCGGTTGTTTCATAACTTAAAAAAATACGCTGCAAAACTTTATTGTCTAAATTAGACAAAATTTGGCTCCAAGTGTCACCAATTTTCTCATGTGAACTTTCAGCCTCTTCATCTGACGTATAGTTATAATATTGCTGTATTAAATTTTCGGGAATATCAAATAAAGAATCTTCATCATAACTATTTAATGTAACAATCACATCTTGATTGATTGTCTCACCTTTTTGATTTCGTAAAGTTCTTGTTTGTTTTTGCTTAAAGTTACCTGATTCTTTAATGATTTTAACTAATTCTTGCGATAATTCATCATTTTCAAGAAAAGTTATGAAATCATTTTCTTTATCAAATGGAATTTGTAAATAAAGTTGCTTATTTGTGAAACCATTTCTTTTTCCAACAACACTTGTCTTAGCAATAAAAATATCTCCATTTGAATGTGACAACAGATTTAATTTCTTCGCTAAGTCATCAATATTAGTATAATTTAAATTCTTAAAATATATTATAACCCCATTGTCATCAATACCGCCATTCCATACGGTTATTTTTCTTTTTTCGCGTTCAGATACTCTTGGGTTGTATTTATATGCCATATTTTATTGATTTATATAATAATAAATATAGGTTAAACAGTAAATCCTTACCATTTAACCTATACCATTTAAAATTACGCTTCTAATGGTTTCCACTCGCCATCAGAATTTTTCTTATAAATCGTTTGATTTGAACTACCTCTAAAAAGTAATTTCTTGGATGCTTTGTCTTGTATGAAACGTCCGTCAACAAAATAATCACAAAGATTTATGATTTCTTTCTTTTCATCATCCAATTCTTTAAAATAATATCCGCTCCATAACCATATATCCTTAGTCGGAAACTTTTCTTTTACCTCTTTTATAAAATTAAGCATTTCTTGATGGTCTTGCTGCAAAGGTTCGCCACCCAAAATAGAAAGTCCTTTTATTTGAGGCTTTGATAAGTTATCAAAAATAATTTGTTTAGCACTTTCATTAAATGTTTTTCCTTTGGAAAAGTCCCATATTTCTGAGTTAAAGCATCCTTTACACATATGAGTACACCCTGTAAAGAAAATTGTCACTCTAATGCCATAACCATTCAAAACATCGTATGTTTTTATTGCTTCGTAATTCATTTTTAATAAATTTTATATATAAAATTAAAGCAAGGATAATTAAACCCTTGCTTTTTACATTTTTATTTTGTTAAGATTACTTTACTGAAATTGAATCAGCACGGAAAGTCTTAAACAACTTCGAAAGGTTCAATGATGCCTTTCTTGCGCGCACTCCTGCTGCCTTATTTCCCTTCTCAACCAATGCATCTGCATTAATCTTAAACTGATTCATTTCATTTACAATCTCGTCCAAAAGTTTCTTCAAATCTTCCATAATGTTCTATTTTAAATTTATTATTACTTTAACAATGCAAATATATCTATAAAAATATTATATAACAATTTTTTATGTATATTTTTTTTAATGAAGATGTAATTTTCTATTGACAATCTCCAAAGTCTTACCTTTATTCCAAGTTGTCGTGCCAATATAACCACAAGTACGACGGCATATTGTTAATTTCTTGATGTCACGACATCCGCATTCTGGGCAATACCATTCATCAGTTTCTTGGTCATATTCAAGTTCACCTTCATATCCACATTCAGCGCAATGGTCTCCGCTTCGAGTATTGATTTCGCCATAAATCAGATGGTCATACATAAAATCAATAATTTCGCTTAGTGCATCAAGATTATTTGTCATATCAGGAACCTCAACATAACTAATAGCACCACCTTTTGAATGTTTTTGGAATTCTGACTCAAAAGCAATTTTGCTAAATGCGTCCATTTCTTCGGTTACTGACACATGGTAAGAATTTGTAAACCATTCTTTATCCGTAATATCTGGAATTGAACCAAAGCGGTTTCTTGTTTTTTCAGCAAACTTGTAACACAATGATTCAGCAGGAGTTGAATACAATGAACAACCGTCAAGGCCTTCAATTTCTCGCCAACTGATTGCTGTGTCTTCCAAATATTTGATAACTCTCAAAGCAAATTCTTTTCCAATCGGATTTGTATGAGAAACACCCTTCATAGCCTTTGTCATTTCATAAATTCCAATGAAACCTAATGAAATTGAACTGTAGCCACCTCTCAGCAAAGGCAAAATTGGTTCATTTGGCTTTAGTCTTCCTAACGCTCCATGCTGCCAATGTAACGGTGAAACATTAGAAGTTGCGATTTTCAGCATTGAGTCCTTAATCAAAAGAGCCTCTTTACATAATTCAAGTCTTTCTTTCAAAATCTTCCAGAATTTGTCTTCATCACCCTTTGCTGACAATGCTGCATCTACCAAGTTGATTGTAACAACACCACGGTTGAAACGTCCGTAAAATTTATAGTTGCCATTTTCATCCTTCCAAGGTGACAAGAATGAACGGCATCCCATACAAGGGAATACTTGACCTTCATAATTTTCACGCATCATCTTAGCGGAAATATAATCTGGATTCATTCGTTTTGCTGTTGTCTTAATCGCCAAATCGGTCAAATAACGGTATTCTGAATCTTTCTTGATATTATTTTCATCAAGAACATAAAGCAATTTAGGAAATGTTGGAGTTACATATATGCCATGTTCGTTTTTGATACCTTTCAATCGTAATTTCAACATTTCCTCAATCAACATAGCAGTTTCTTTAATATATTCAGGTTTTTCGTTCAAATACATAAAGATTGAAACGAAAGGTGTTTGACCGTTTGTTGATTGGAAAGTCAATTCTTGATACTGAATAGTTTGAACGCAGTCTACGATTTCTTCACGAGTTCGTTTTTCTGCCAATTCCTTTAATTCCTTATCATCAATCTTACCCGAAAGTTCATCTTGATACTTACGATACCATTTTTCATAAGATACTCTTACATACGGAGCCAAATGAGCAATTGAGAATGTCTGACCACCATGCTGATTACTTGCAACGCCTAATGAAATCTGTGTAGCAAGTGTTGCTGCGGTACGCAATGAACGTGGAGTGTCAATTTGATTGCCTTGAACAACAGTACCATTTGAAAATTGGTCTTCCAAATTGATAAGACAGCAATTAAGGTCTCCAGGATGTATCAAATAGTCAGTATCATGTATATGAATCAAGCCATTAAGGTGAGCATTTAAGATATGAGTCGGAAGCAATTTTCGTTCAACGTAACTACGAGATTCAACACCAGCAATCAAATCTCTTTGTACAGCAATGATTTCGCCTCTCTTATTTGCGTTTTCATCAAGAACAGCAACATTTGTACCTCGAATAACACCATCGATATCGCTATCAATAACACTACTTTGATTTTTGTAGGCTTTAATCATTTTGTATTTTTCGTAGGCTGCTGCGGTAACATCTTGACCGTATTCTCGCAATTTGTTAAGGACAAATTTATCAACATCGGAAGCCTTGACTTTTTCTTTTTTCAAGAATTTATCTTCAGCATCTTTTGTAATAACTTCGGCAAGACGGACATTATAAAGTCCACTACCCAATTTCATTGCGCTTTTAATCGCCTTCAGAATTTTCTTCGAATCAAATTCCTCAATACTACCATTATTTTTTATTAATTCAACCATTTTTTAAAAATTTATAAATTAGTTTTTATAAATATAAAAAACAAATAAAAAATTGGCTATCATTAAAAAAATTGATAGCCAATTAAAAAAAGTTTTATTTTAATTTCTTATCATTTTTTTCTTTCACTTGTTCATAAATTTCAACTAACGCTTTCGTCTGAGCATTATCAATCATTTGCTTATGTTCTGTCAAACTAATTGGCTGCGTACCACCGAAGTCATCATCAACCACTTCTGTAGACATAAAGCAAATACCGTTATTGAATCGTATGTTTTTCCAAGCATTACCAGCGCCTCCTGCTCTATTTTTCAACAAAGCCAAAGTTGCACGATTTAGTGGAACATCGACCGTTACGTCTCTTGCGACGGACAAAACGATATGAGCAATCTGAATCAATGAAAACGAACCACCACTTTGGTTCATTCCTACAATTTCAGACGTAACGGAATCTTTAGTACCTTGAAGAGGAACCCATATAGCAATGTTTAATTCTGCTGCCATAGATTCAATTTTACGCATCACTTTTTCTTGTCTATCCCATTTTGAATCGCCACTAGTATCTTTAAGACTAAGACAACCAAAATAGTCAATAATTACCATATCAGGTCTAAAACCGCTATTAATTAGTTTTTTCAAATAATTTTTAATATCAGTAACAGTTCTTTCTCCCGATGGATAACGTTTAAGACGGATATTACTATCAAGCATTTGATGCACATTGGCAGGTAGATTTTCAATACGTTTAAACGCAGTTTCTCTACCATATTTGGTTGACAAATCTTTTGACTCAATTTTTTCGTCATAATCCAACGAAATTGTACGAGCAATATGTTTGCGTGTAATTGCACCTACAGTATCCTCAAAAAAGATTTGAACAACTTTATAGCCATTGTAATTATTTTGACTTGATGGATAAGTTGCTGCATAATTAGCAATCGCCGTAGTCAATGATGTTTTACCGAAAGAACTTGGACCAATAATAACTCCCAATTCTCCCTTTCCAAGTCCTCCACTCAAACAGTCATCCAATTCACCGATACCTGTCGGAATTGAAATTCTTGCATCTTCAGAAAGGACTTTATTCAAATCATCAAAAATGCCGACTCCCAAATCATCATCTTCAAGATTAATATTTACTGCTTCACTAAACAGGTTTTCCAATTGGTGACAAATTGTAGGGTTAATTCCTTGACCACACATTTCCAAGGTTTTATTTGCCACCTTAATCATGTTTTGTTGTTTAAAAAATCTAAGGGCTAAATCACTAATGTAATCAACGCCCTCACATGAGCAATTTTTAACTTTATCTAAGGTACTTACATATAATTCTCTTGTTATATCGTCCTTTGCGATTTCACGCAAATTCATATCACAAATTGAATAAGACGGTACTAGGCCAAAAACACGATAATAATCTTTTATTGCACCAACAATTACCTTTAAGTTGGCATTCGTGAACATATTTTGGTCAAGAATTTTATATACCTTTGAAAAAAAATGATTATCTTCTAATAAGATATGAACTAATTTAAACTGAAAATCTTCACCTAAATAACCTAAATCGTGATTTTTATTACTATTATTATTGTAAAAATTACTCATTATTTTTTAAACTATTAAATACACAACTAATAATTTTATTTATTATTAATAAGAAATTTTTAAATCCAACTTATGTTCTAGGTATTTTCGATATCGAATTTCTGTTTCTTCGGCTACAGAATTTAACAGTAGTATCAATAATGTAAGATGTCAAATCGTTCTTGTCGTTAATCATCGACTTCAATACATACATTTCTTGCGGTAAACGTCCCTTATTTGCTTCAAAATAATCGTTTTTGTTGTAATTAAACGTCTCACCGTATCTTGTTGTAAACTTAATAATACGATTTGTCAAGTCAACATGCTCTCTGACACTCTTAGGATATACGCTAGCATCAAAAATTCGCTCATATACAACGTGCTTATTATCTCTCATACTAAACTTGAAATAGCAAGCAAATGAGCCTGGTTTCACGCTTGGGTTGCTATATTCCTCGGTATCGCAATAATACCATGCATGAACACGACTTTTTGACTCTAAATCCCTCTTAATAGCCTCAACAAAAGAATTTGCTAATTCAGTAAACTCTTTTCGATAGAAACTTCCTTCGAAATAGTTAGGAATTTGAAAATTTCTTATACAAATCGGTGATTCAACACCAGATTCGTCAACAATCGTTAAAACAAACTCAAATCTACCCTCGGTATAAGAATTTGTCTTCTGAGATTTAATTTCAGGCATTTTATTTTAAAATTTAAAAGTTAAACAATAAACAATTTCAAAACAAAAATACCCATTTTATTGTCAAACGTCAACTTTCTTCATAATTTTTTGCAAATTTTTTTTCTGTTTCTATTAATGCGTTAAAAGGACTAAAAAAAGTACTAAATTGATTTTCCGAATACAACTGTTCCAAACGGTATTTCGTAACAATTGAATACAGATGATTATATGTGCGTCCTTCTTCATCAATAGGCGCATACATATAGGAATCAAGCAATTCTTTTGCTTTTTCAGTCAATAAAGGTTCAGATAAATCAATAATTGACTTATTAATTTCGTAAATTTTATCACCTTGACAACCATCAGTAACTCCATTTACGATATTTTCAGTAGATTGCAACGGCTTTTTCTTATTATTTTTCCTCTCTTCTATCATTTTTTTAGAAAGGTCAATTATTTCATTAATTGACATCTTTTTCTCCTTTGCTTCGGGAAATAATTCAAAGAAAGTCTTCTCACCTACACCCTTTATACCTTTAATATTATCACTTGAATCACCTGTAAAAATCTTTTTTAATACCACATTCTCGTGGGTATAACCCATAATTTCCTTATGATTTTGAGGGGTTACAAACTTTTTTAAATCAACTAAATAAACGCAAACATCGTCTTTAATCAACTGTGTAAGGTCTCGGTCGCTACTGATAATGACTATTTTTTCATTCGGCTTCTTATTTTTGACATAATATGCAATCAAATCATCGCCTTCAACATCATCGATAGCATCACTAAAGATATTTCGAATGAACAAATCTTCATTTATTTGACAAATAATATCCCTTTGATGCTGAAATATTTCATCTTCAGTTTCCTTAACCTTTTTCTTTTCTTTGATTTGTTTATTTCTTCGTTTATTAGCGCTATAAGCAAGCACTCGTTTCACATAATTATCCAATTCCTTATAATAATCACTTGTAGGTTCAGAATTATAGTTCTTCCCACGATTAGCCTTATAATCTGGATATAGATATGCTCTTAACTGCCCACTATTATTGCCATCCCAAAATGAATAGCAAAAATTAAAGTTTCTCATCTTTAAAATATTGGCGATTCTAATATAATAATTAATTATACCGCCATATTCTTCACCATAAGAATTGACTAACTTGTTTACAAGAGAATTCTTCAATAAAGAATTAGAATCTATAATTAAAGTTAATATACTATTTTCCTCTTTTATATTATACGTGGTTTTAATATTGTTCCTAATATTTTGTTTCATACTCCAATTTTTTTGCAAAAATAAAAAATATATTTTATAAATAAAAGTTTTTGAAGAATAATATTTATATAATAATAAATAATTCTTTTTTTTAATATGAGTGATTTTAATCAATATTACAGTTCTGTAGATGGCGTAAAAGAAAAAGAAGGATTTAAGTTTTCACAAGCCAACGAAACTTTAATCAACACTCTTCGTCCGTTGCCAAAAAGTACCGATTCTTCATATGTAAAGGAATATAATGATTATTATATTCCAATGGTAGAACCAACTACTAATGAAACAGGACAAGGAGACGATTAAGACTAATAAAAAAAGGTGGATTTAATTTCCACCTTTTTTTATATTTATTCACTTTCTACTTCACATTCGCTATATTCGAAATTATCATTTTCGCTAAAATCAATTTCATTGTTTGCTTTTAGTTTCAAACGTTCGATTAATGTCTTTATGTATTGCTTCTTGTATGAATCCATATCATCTGGGTCCCACAAACCATTATGAACGCAAGCCAATGTACTAACATTAGTTGTTAAATTATAAGGTGACGGAAGATGATTTTTCTCGACTGAGATTTTAGTAATTACACCATAATCCATTGTTTCACCCTTAGATGTAACTGACAACTTCTTAATTGAAGCGGTTTTTTTACCACCCATATGCAGAATCAAACGAGAATTATAGAAAATACACTCTCCACCTTTCAATTTAATTGACGGCAAATTGTTAGTTGCGTTCATGCTGTCATTCCAAATCTTATTTACGCAGACAAAAGTATTTGTGTACGGATAATTAACCTTTCGAGAATTTGGAATACGATTACCTAACAAATTGCTAAAATGTTGCTGAATTGCACCAGCATCATACATGTTATTCATAGTTGAAGTAACAGACTTGAAAGAAGGAATCGAACCAACTGAGTCCCAAATGAAACAAATTGGCATTGGTAATTCGCCATTTTCTTGCTTATCCAACATTTCATTCATTGACTTTGCGATATCTTCGATAACCGCTTGTGTTCTTACCTTAGAAGTCTGTTTTCCTGTTGAATAATCCCAACTGCCGTAAACTTGGGCAAGAATACTACTATCAAAATAAATAAAATCTCCGCTGTAATTAACAACTTTCTTTTCTTTGATTACTTCTCCAGTTTCCTCATCAACATATTCTTCTTCTTGATATTCAGGAACTGCTTGCATACCGCATTCAATAGCGTGTTCAAAGTTAAAGTTGTTTTCGGTTTCATAGATAATTGGAAGAATACCTTGTCTTTGACAAGCGGCAATCAAACAATATTTTAGAGTTGATTTACCTGTGTTACTCCAACCTCGGATTACGCTACAATAACCCATTGGAAAACCTGGTAGATTAATTGCCTTTTCAAAAGCCGATGGCATAATGATAAACTCCATTTGCTTATCAGCAATCTCAACTTTATTAAAACCTAAATTGTTTTTAAAATCACTAATTGAAAAAGGTAGTTTTGATTTTTCAGAAACATTTTTTTTAATCGATTGTTTAGGCATGTCTATTTAAATAAAAAATTAATAAAAAAATTAATAACTCAAATGATAATGATAAGAACTTCTACGTATTCGTAAAAGTCCTTATCACAGTTTACTATTTATGATATGATTGTAGTAGGTTAATACGGTAAAGGATTCTGTCCCACATTATTTGGGTAATAAGGTGGTTGAGGAATGTTCATCGGTGCTGACGCAGGAATTGGTGGATTAGGAGGCGTAGGCTGATAAGGCTGATTTACGCCGACCTGATTAAAATTCTGCTGATATTGATTAACGACTGTTTGGTTCGTTTCCATTGCAGTCCTCAATTCATTGTTACTTTCAACATATTGTTCCTCTTTTGCGACATATCGATTCAATGTTTTGTCAAAAATAGGAGTTTTCTTTTGAATTCCTATAATTTCAACATATTCAGAAGGCTTAACACTGAATATTTCATTCATTGGGTGAACATCATTAATCCATTTCCAACCAATTTCAAGATTTTCATGAAGTGGTTTTTGTGTGCCTTCGCTTATCGTATAGTTTACTTTTCCATCATTGCCTCTTGTTGCACAAATAATAATATCTTTTCCTTGGGTTAAGTCAAAAATATTTACATTGTCTTTTTGCAAGCAAAGATTAGCCAAGGTTTGAATCTTGTCATAGATTCCTTCTCCTTTCCGATTATTATTAAAACGGAAATATTTAACGCCTTCATTTTCATGGTCTCTATCAATCAGTCTGACAACCCATTGTTCTTTTGATTGATATTTCATGATATTATCATGTATTGCCTTCGCTTGTATTGCCATAGTAGTTTTGCGTTCAGCGACAGGAATTTTATTATATTCACCCCATAGTGCCTGTTCCATTAAACAATAAGGACAACGATTGTCACCAAGCGAATCATTTTTATTATTGCAAAGCAATCTGATAATATAATTATTCGTATAATCTTGCTTTACAAGGTTAAACTTTTTAGCAATATCATCATTTACCTCAACATTGTGATAATGAATCTTCTTAAAGAAAGACATGTGTTCGAAATCATTATCAAATGGCAATAGCCTTACAGTAAAATACTTAGATTTTTCTTGTGAGGCAAGAAAGGCATTAAACCAATTCACCTTTGGAGCATTAGAATTACTGTTATAAACTTGATTAATGTTTACTGTTGGATAATTTGTTGTTACTAAACTCATAAAAAACTTAAATATTTAAAAACTTATTTTTATTAAAACTTAATTGTTTAAAACTCCAATACAAAATTAGCCATATTTTTTTAAAAAGACCAATTTTTTATTAAACTTTTTTTGAAAATTATTTAAATGTATTTCTTAATGTTTCTCTCATTTTATCCTCATATGAAAGACCTTGCTCTAAACTTTGATGTATTTCATCTGGATTATAAGATTCGACATCTTTTTCTGTTATGTCAAAATTTTTCTTATTTGAGCCATCGTCAATTGTTACATCATAGCCATTTTTCTTGGTTGCTTTAGCCCAATAGTCAGCAGGAGTTTCAGTGTAAGGACCGCTAAATCCGATAGTACGAAGTTCTAACTTTTCGTTTTGCGTCGGATTACGTTTCATGAATTCCGCTTTGAAATCTTCAAGGTTAGATTCATTTTGTTCTAATTTCTTTGCGACATCTTGAAATGCATCAAATAACTGTGTTAGTTTATTGTCAACCTTCTCAATGTATTTACCAACTTTATTGACTTTGGTATTCATTGTTTCTTGGGCATCAGTCAAATCTTCGACATCAAGGTAATCATTATCTTCATCACCTTCATCGCCCATAGGCATATCACCCATGTCACCCATAGGATTCATGCCATCCATCGATTCATCACCCATAGGTGGAGCAGCATCCATAGGTGGATTACCACCATCAGCACCGCCATCCATAGGATTCATATCGTTAGGCATTCCTCCGTTTCCGTTATCTTGCCCTTGACCTTGGCTTGGTGGCATTGGACTTCCATTCATTTGCCCATCGTCAGGAAAATTTGGCTGAGAACCGTCATTTGGTTCTTGATTGTCATCATCCTCTTCCAATGTTTGCATAACATTAGTCCATTCACAAAGTTGTACTAAATCTTCATCTATATATTTTGACATATTAATCTCTCAATAATTCTTTATTATCTTCAGTTATAATTCTCTTGTCAATAACTTCAATCAAACCGTCTGATTTGGTAGAAATTCGCTTCACACTATTTTTGCTATCTTTCATCTGATTGATTTCTTGTTGAAGCATTTCTATTTTAGCATTTAAATTTTCCATATTATTCTTTACTTTTTTTCTTACGTTTATTTTTTACTGTTGTTTCAGTTTCTTGAACGATTTCTTCGTTATTCTCGCTATTATCGTTATTTATATCGTTTGAATTTGAAGCAGTTTCTTCATTTGAAACAATTTCTTCTACCTTTTCAACAGTTTCCTTTGCATCTTCTACCACAGTAGGAGTTGATTCTATTTTACAAGGGAAAAATATTATTTTACGTTTTGCGCTCGGTTTCTTTGGTTTTTTACGCAACTTTTCATTATGCAATTTTTTTATAATAGCCATATTTAAAAACAATTTATTTATTATAAATATTTTTATTAAACAAAAATTGAGACATATCATCAAATTTTATGATTGAATAGATTTTTAAAAGACCGTTTTTAACCGTCAATAACTTGTTTCGGTATTTCTCCCAATCAATTTGATAATTTTTTGAATTGGTTATTTCACCATCATTTTCATTTTTAATCAATTGGTTCAAAGCATTTATGCTGAATATTGATTTGTTTTTCGTATGGAAGATATTTGCATTTGGCAAATTTTTGATGAAATAATCTTTATTATCAGTTGGAAATGAAACCAAATATTCTTCATCATTTTCCAAAATTTGATAAATATTGACAAATTTTAAATTTATGTTATACTTTTCTTTGAGTTGTCCTAAAAATGACAGAATACTTCTCTTAGAGACAAAAACGGCAATTAAAACAAATTTCTTAATCATTGATGTTTTTTATTAATGATAACGCATATGCGCCAATATATCTTTTCTCAATAACGATTTTTTTGATTTCGGGATATTTATCTAGGAAATTATCATTAGTTTCAATAATATTATTTTTATTTTTATATAAAATTTTAAAAATTTTTTTAATATTAATATTAAAATATTTTATAATATTTATTGAAATTCCAATTATATAATTTTCATAATAAATATAAATCATATTATTATATATATAAATATATTTATTATAATTATTATTAATTATATTAATTAAATTTTTAAGTTTATTATATTTTATTAAAATTATATTAATATAATAATAATTAATATTATTTAATAAATTATTAATGACAAATTCATTGAATTTTTGAATATCAACGATATATTCATCACGTCTTTCATTGATACCAAAAGTCCAATATATATTTTTTTCACCAATAATTTTCTTTTCAAGGATATTACATTTATCCCCAAAAATTTCCTTTGCATGATAATAGCCGACAATAAGGATTGGTTTATCCTTGTCTTCGACATCATCAAATTTTTCCAAAACTTTTACGAACGGATTACTTTGTAAATCACTATTCGTTATAATATAACCAAAACATTCCATAATTGCTGCAAAATTAGTAAAAAAATAATAAAAGCAAACAAAAAATGAGTGAATTTATTATTTCCACTCATTTTTTTGATTAAACAGTTCAATCATTGCCTATTTTTATGCCTCCAAATTGCAAAAGGACGTGATTTGTCATTATAACACCATGCTGTTGAACAAGGAAAATCTGATATCCATTTTCCATTGTAATAAATTTGGATATGACCAATTGCAGAGTTCTTTTTGTTTGGCACTTTTCCTGCAATGACAGAAATGTCTCCATTTTGAGGCTTAAAAGTCGAAAATTCACGTTGTGTACCTTCAAAAACTTTCCTAAAACCCCATTTTTCCATATGATGATAATAAGATGATGCGTATATTGGATGGCCTTTCAACTGAAGATTACCACCATTTTCATTTTCTATTGCATTTCTTACATATGTTGCGCATTTATGGAGACTTTTAGCCTTCATATGGTTTGCAGCATATTTTGCACATTTTTCAGCATAAAAAACCGTACTCATTACTTAGTATTATACTCATATTTATCATTATTTTTACCACTAATCGCTCCTGTTGAACTTACTCGGCTACAACTTTCAAGCGTAATATTAGCATTTAAAACATTTTTCACTATTACAGTCCAATTTTTTGGATTTTTGCTGATAATTGTTGAAAAATTTAAACATTCTGACGATATTCGCTTTAAATTACTTTCATTATCATATTTCTTTAAGATAGATTTTTTAAATTTAGTCGGAATGTTGTTTGAATCGCCGTTTATTACAAACGGAAGTACCTTACCGTTAACAATTACGGTTATTTCTTTCTTAGCATTCTTTCCTCTAACCACATTTATCTGTGTCGGTAAACTATCATTACTTAAAGAAGATGTTACATATTGTATTTTTTCGCAATAATCATAGTAAGTATTCACTAAAATATCAAATAATTGAGCCATTTGCTCACCATTTTTTGCCGTAAAAACCATTACATTGCCATTTTTCTTAAATGCAAGATTTTCAATATGAATATTTTTTGAATAATTACACGTTTGCTTAATTGCTTCCAAGAAAGCATTATCTTCGTTTTTGGTATTGTCTGATTTTTTAGGCTGTGGTTTCCAATATTTCATTTTTTTGCCGTTCAGCATACCGCTAACGAATACGTGTGCAGTATTATTCTTAGCATCCGCTTGAAATGCGTAATTTGCATAATGCCAAGGCGAACGTTGACCGTTATTATAATTGTTTATATCACCGCTTGACACTTCCAAATTAGTTCGTGGACGATATGTAATATCATAGCCTAATGTAGAGCAATACCCATCGATTTCTTGCGCATCGGACATTTCAACACGTTTAGTTGATGAACGGCCATCTATTTTACCGTTATTGTATTTATTCAATGGTCTTTTAACATAAGCCTCTTTATTAACAATAACGCTTGCACTTTTTGAAAATACGTCCTTTGCAATATTTCTCGCTTTTTCAATTTCACTATTATTGCCTTCAAATTTCACCAATCCTCGTATGTCATGATGCTGTGGTAAGAATACTTTAGTAAGATTCTGTTTTTGCTTTATCCATTTATTATAGATAACAACTGCGACTCCATACGCTGCGGTTTCTCCATACGTTGATGGTGGATTTTCTGCCAAAATTGTCGCTGTAATCAAATCCAAAATTGTATTGATTCGTTTATTAGCCATTGAAACTTGCCATTTTCCGTGCTTTTTAGCGTAATCGTTGACAGACATATTCAATTCAGCATTAGACATTTTTATGCCGTCTCCTTCAGGTAATTCTGGTGAAAAGAATTTGTAGGTACAATTATTGTCGCAATCAGCAACTTCTGCTTCATCTTCTTCTACGCTTTCAGCCTCTTCAATTGTATCTGAAGTATTAACCCAATAATCGGAAATTTTAGGTGTCTGTACTGCTGCCATTTTAACGCCAACAATATTTGTAACCATATTTCCAGGTTCAATATGATGGGTTACTTTTTCAATCAAATAAGCACCTCTAAACATCGGCACGTTGTTTAACTGAAAATACATTAACGGCTGTATATAAGCATCACCCATCATTCTGATATTACAAGTATATGATTGGTTAGAATATACTGTATATAAATCTTGTCCTAAGAACAATATTTGCCTTGGTTTTTCGCCTTCTCCAGCATTTTCGTTATTCTGCGACATTGAGTTCATACTTCCAATCATAAATTCAGCCTTTATAGACTGCTCAGTAACCAATGGTTTTTCCATTCCGACTTCAATGCTATTGAAATAAGATTGGTTCTGCATTCCGTAAGTAACTCCAAACGCAGGAATCATTGGCGATTTGTCGCTTATTTTCTTAGAAGAGATTGCTTTTGGAACTGGGATAACGCTACTGTCAATATCAAAGCCATCACTATTGAAACTACCTTCAGTTTCATTTAAATTCATAGATGGTGCATAATTATACAATAGCACAAAATGAGGGTGCGTACCAATTTCATCAAAATTTATTTCTGAAAATGGTATTGCCTTGAATAAATTTTCAATCTTGCGGTATTCTTTTGAATCAGTATCATTATGCAATGAAATGAAATTTTGAACCGTTTGAAGATTAAATTCTGACCTTGCGGTTATTTTCGACAAGAACGACAATAATTGATAGCCATCATTAGATTGTGAATATATTATTTCAGAAGCAAATAAATCTAAGTTTATCAAGATATCACTTGCATCGTTATAATAGCAATCGATGAAATGCCAATTTGGAATAAAGAAATTCTCCAAATCCCAATAGTTTTCATCACTTGCACATAACCAAGTATCATATAGCGTTTTAAAATAACGATAAAGGCTTATTTTAATGTGCTTACTTGTGTTTAATTGATTATATGACATATCAGTGTTCGATGACGTTGTTGCTGTGAGATTTGCACTTTCTTTTCTCAACTTTTCACAAAATGCTGCAATATAAATTTTAGTGTTATTTTGATTAAGTCGATATTCATAACAGTTTTTATTTGTTGCTGTCTTTGAACGATTGAAACCACAAGGGTTGTTTTTGATAATTAAATATGGAGTCAATACCTCTGATACCAAAAAGTCATTAATAGATGAATTTTCATTAATATAGAACTTATATCCATCATCATTTTTTAAGTATGCATAATAAGTGTCCTTAAACGTATCATCCATTTCAACCGTCTTGTCATTAAAATTAACACCTAAAGCGTAATCAATACGTTTAAAGCCGTTATCATCATCCACCCAATTATTGAATAATGACACGCAATCTTTATAAAAACGACCGCTTAATTCATTAAACATGTTAATTTCATTAATCTTACCATCTTCAGGATTGATTACTTGGTTGATACTTGTCGCACCAATCAGTAACAGCATCAATTTAGGTGAATATAACGAAAAGACTTCATAATCTAGAATATCATCGTAAATTTTTTCATAATTATAAAATTTAGACGCAATTGATTTTAAAAACAAAAATGCTCGACCCTTTGCGTTGTTTTTATAATAATATTTTTGACCGAACAAACTTACATTTGTCTTCGTATCCAAATCATCATCAAGACCATTGATAAAAGTAATTGTAAAATTAGAATAACTATCTTCTAAACGTCCCGTTTCTTTTAAACTTATGTCTTGGGGTTTAATAACTTTAGATTCATCATCTGCACTAAAACCATAAGTAAAATTTAAATCAATTTTTGTTTGAACCTTTTCTGTCGGTATTAAATTATCACCGTTACCATTTGGAACGTTAATAGTCATTAATTTAGCAGAAGAACCAAATTTAGGGCGAATATTATGCTTAATGTTAAGATAATCGTAATAATCATTAATATTAAAAGGCTTAACTAAATTTTTGGTATAATCGTCAAAATCTCTTGACATTAATGCCTTTACTTCCGATGTGAAATTATTGATATTGTCATACTTTCGGAAATTCGGCTCGATTATGCCAATATTACGTCCTGTGTCTGTTTCGATATATTTAGACTCTGTAAGTCTTTTATCAGTTTCGCCAATTTTTGTTACGTCATAATCTTGATAAGGGATATTATAATTATGATTATCACCAACTGTATAATGGAATAAATTTAAAAAGCCGTTTTTATCAAAAATTGCTTTTTTACCCCAAGGCATCGTATCATTATTGGTGTTTTGACCAACTGTTTCATATACATACTGATAAGTAAAAG